CAAGCAACGCATTAGCAACACCAACAATTCCGTTGTGGGTTGTCGTGCCATCTCCTAGGAAACCAGCTTGGTCTTCTTTCACCGCGTGTGCGTAAGCAATTTCATTCGCGAGGAAGTCAGCTACAGCAATGATCGCATCTTCGCTTAGCTCGCTGCTGATTCGTGTCAGCGTGCCCCACTTCTTAGCGGTCAAGCTAATCTGATTCATGGTGGCATCGGAGTCGGTGATTTGCTGAGCTTCGGTGACTGCGTAGGCAGTCAATCCACTGAGTCTTCTAGGACCGATCCACTGGTCAGAGGTCATCGGAACATTGCGAACGTATTGACTAAATACGCCAAATGACTCTTTTAGATTAACGATTGCCGATTCGAATTGCGGGATTACCAAAACACCGCCGAGCAAGTCGTTGTTTTCGCCCATTGCATTGGTGATCAGACCATGCTCGCGGCACCATTGCCGAGAAGCTTGATCGCCTCCGATCGTTGCCATCAAGAACCGACCAGATGCGTAAGCGTCTGCTTCAGCATTTACACCTTTGAACGCTGTCAGACGGTTTCCTCCGCGTGCTCTTGCTGGCACTCGAATAACTCGTTCTGGTTCGCTAAAACCGTGGTGAGAGTTTTCGATATGCTCATCGAGTCTTGGAGACATACGAGCTGTCGCACGGTCTAGAACTGCTAGACGCTGTTCCATTGTGGAAACTTCTTCGCCAAGCTGGTCAAGCAACCCGCCCTTGGCTGTGATTGCTTCTAGACGTGCCTTTTCTTCGGCTGTCTCAACTCGGTTTTCCTTAGTTGTGATGTTGTCGATTGCTTCGACTTCTGCAACAAGGTTCGAGATTTCGGCACGCTTTGCAGCGATCAGTTTTTTCAAATTCATCTGGTTTGCCTTTGCAAATTGCTGGCATACCAAACGAAAATAGCGGCTGGTGATGCCAGCGTGGAACGAAACATAAAGTAACGTTCGACGCCTGCCATCCACTGCCGCTAACGAGTTGCAATCAGATAACTGAGTCGATTAAATTTTTGCGGGATTTCTCCCAATTCAACAAATACTAAGCTAAGTGTTTTACTAAGTCAAGCATTTGGCTCGAACGTATGGCCCTCTCTCCTTGCGCACTGCAGTTTGAACCAAAGATGCTGGTGGATTCTTGAACCAGCTAGCCAACGTTGCCTTAGCCTGCGTTGCACCACCTGTCGCAGTCGATAGCCCTGCCGCAACCGCTTCCGGTCCTGTGTACCAAGTTTCCGCATCAAGCAACGCCATCACGTTCGTTTCGGTTGGCATGTATTCGGAATAAATCTCCACAAGCGAACGATCGTAAGTTTCTAGAGTGTCGGCAGTCTTTCGTAGCTGCGTTGCATTTCCAAGATCGACCGTCAACGCTCTGTGAATCATCCAACGACCACCTGTCGATGTCGTCCGAGTCTCTCCAGCTAACGCTATAACGCTTGCAGCACTTGCGGCCAGTGCATCAACGTGCGTGTCCACACCTGGCTTGTGTCGTTTTAGTGCGTTGTAGATTGCGATACCTTCGTCAGCGACTCCACCAGGAGAATTTATTCGAACGATTGCACGTTTTTTTCCAATCGACGCAAGAGCCTCAATAACTTCCATCGAAGTAAAGGAATCTTCAAACCAGGATGCACCAACAGCACCATAAAGAAAAAGTTCTCCAGTCGATTGATTTACGGCAAGCATTGTTCATGTTCCTTGTTGTTTTTTACAGAAAAAACACGGTTTTCCCAAGATTCTACACAGTTTTCTAGCGTTTTTCGGAAGTCTTCTGGCTTTGAATTCGTTGCTTCCAAAAGAAGTCTCTTAGATTCTTCGCAATGCGTTTGGGATGAGTCGCGATCGAGCCCAAGCTCCTCCATTTTGTCACCAAGCGTTTTTTCCCAGTCACAATACCAATTCTCCATCCACGTGAGAAAATTCTTGTCGTCTGCGTGCTGCAAAACACGCTTTGACTCGACGCGAATCATGTGACGAAGCTGTGATTCTATAGCTGCCTCAGCTCTGTCGTCAGACTGGCTAGATTCACGTGAAGAAGTGTTAGGGTTTTCGTACTCGTCCCCACCATCCACCGGATTCATATCGAAGTAGCTTCTAGCCTCATTTCGACTGATAACGGTTGCTGTTATTAGCTTTGATACGAACTCTGCAGTTGCAGACTTGTCGGAACGAAGCAAAGCACCGTCGTTGAACTTGTGGTAAAAGCCCCTAGAACGTTCTGATTCCGTCAGTAGCTTCATGTTTGCTTGCTCCTCATACTGCGTAAGCCACGCGCCAAGGCAGTTCATCAAGTAAGACAAAACCTTTTGTTCCAGCGAGTTGTAAGAAACGCTGTTATCGTCTCCGAGTATCGTTTCTAGGCCTAGCCATAAAGCGACCTGCTGACGAGTGAATTTTCTATTTTCTAAAAGTTGAGCATCCGCGTTACTCATTGCTAGAACATTCGCTTTTATTCCTTCACGAAGTAAACCTGTTTTGCCTGCGTTTGAGTCCCCGTCGTGTGCGTTCCTAAACTGCTCTAGAAACTCTTTTGCTTTACCCTCTTCTCGGAGTGCACCTGGAGGAGCTTCTAGCATCAATCCGCCTGCGTAGCCTTTTTTAAGTTGCTTTAGTGAATGGTTATCGCTTGCGGTGTCGATCCCTAAAGTGCTTGCGGCTAGCTGGACAATTGAAACACCCGTAAAACCGTCTAAAGTAAACCCCATCGTGTGAAAGACGTTGGAGTCTTCTAAAACAACAGTATCCTCTGGATTTTCTCGCATGTCGTTCAGCAAATCAAAACGCTCGTCTCTATGTGGTTTTGTAAAGTGAAGTTTCAGTCCTTCACTCATGACTGTAAGTGTTCTGTCTGGCATCAATGGGATTAGCTCGACAGGAACTCCATTTACGCGGTGTATGTAAGCTCTAGCATTTCCCCAAAGCAGTGCATGGTTTAAGTGTTGCTGCTTGTAGATTAGTGGTGACTGGTAAGCGTTTGGCCTATCCTTCAGAAGTTTATGCGAAGGATGGTTGACTTGTACTGTCGTTGACCTGTTTTGTTTTCTGTAAAGGGAACATGGCAGCATCGAAAAGTTGTTACTGATCTTGCGAACTCCGTAGAAAAACGCTGCGCTAGTCAACGCTTTATTGACAGTCATTGCTGACTCGTCGCTACTCTTAAACATATCCCAAAACCAACGTAGTGGCTGCATCATATCAAAAACATGCTCCCCGTACTGCGTGTAGGTGCCAGTTGACAGACGCGAAACGCCATAACAATAGCGACTATCATGTCAATTTTATCATTGGAGTTTCCTTTGTCGAATCTCCATTTTCCATCTGCATCGGCCACGATGATTGCATTGCACGCCATCCACGACAAAACAGGATGACCATCATGCTTAATCAGTCCAATCTTTAGCAAGTGCAAGAACTCGCGTATTGGCTCGTTAAACATATAAGCCTTTTGAGCCATCGAAACAGCTTGAAATCCTTCCGATATAATCTCTTCCGCCAGTAACTTTGCGTTACTCGGATCGTATGCGGCTGTAGTTATCCCAAAATCTTCCATATCTGTCAGGATATCAGTACGCATTTTTATTAACGGTTGCTGGTGCGAATGCATCTTGTCGCCATAAATCCAGCTAGCAAAAGGTTCCGCTGTTAGGTCTCGCAACGTGTCAGACGCTATGTAAGCCTTTGCCTTTATCTCATATCGATAAACAGGAACGACTTTTTCGCCATCCTTTTCGTCGATGATCGTTTCTTCTCCAACCAAGAAGCGTGCACACGTGCCGAACGCAGCAAAATCGTCTCTTGCTCCAACGTCGATTCCTAATCCTATTGCGTCCGCTAGTTTCCAATCGGACAAAACGTCCTTGGCGGCGTCCCACGTATCTTTTTCGATAGCACGTTGAGAAGAACTGGTAATCCTTTGCATGTGCTTGGAAAGGAAAGTCTTCTTGAAACTAGGCTTGTTCTTTGCGTCTGTCGCTTGCTGTTGCAAGTAGTCTAAAGAAACCGAGATTCCTAGATTCGGATTTGCTTTTATCCAGCAATTTTCATCAAACGGATCGTCTTCGTCATCGATTGCAGCGATGAACACAAACTTAGATTCGTCCACTACGCTACCAAGTGCGATCGACTTGCATAGTTGCAACGTCTCTAGCCAAATTTCGCTTTGATCGTCTCCGAATGTCGTGATCTCAATCTGCAGAGGTTGCGTTCTCGAAGCTGAACCCGTCACCATCGTGTCATAGTATTTCCGGTGCTGCTTGCGCCATGCATGCAACTCGTCAAAGATTACATAGTGAGGGTTTGGCCCGTCCAAAGGCTTGTCGCTTGCTGTCGTGCAGCAAAATGAGTTAGTTTCTGGCACAAAAAGCCTGTTTATATGGCTTTTTACCATGCCTTTTAAGGAATTGTTGGAAGTCCTCATTCGAACAGCTTCATCAAACACGCACTTCGCTTGGTCTTTCTTTGTGGCAGCGATGTAGATTTCGCTACCTGGCTCGCGATCCATTACCAAACCAATCAACGCAAAACCTGCAGCAAGCGTACTTTTCCCGTTCTTCCTACCGAAACTCAGATGAGCATAACGAAATCTTCTCGTGTCGTCTGCTGTTCGCTTCCATCCGTAGATACTCCATACGATGAATAGTTGCCAAGGTTCTAAGTGAAAAGGATGGCCAGCGAACTTACTTCCTTTCGAATGACGCAATGCCATCGGAAAGAAGTTGCAAATATCCTCCGCTTCGACTTCATCGAAGTAGTACGGAAAATCCTCGTTGCCGATTCGCTCCAAGTCCTTTAGGTGACGTTCACATGCCGCGATTGCCAACTTACCAGCCACGACCGTACCATCGAGGACATCCTCAATGTACTTGTGTATTCTTTGCTTAGTTGGAGTCGTGCAAATCATAATCAGTTAGGTTTTGGTCCCATCCTTCGAAGTAGCATTTCGGCAAACGGGTCTAGTTCTTTCTTGCCACCGACGGCAACAATCTTCGATTTGCTTGCAGGAGTAAGCCCGAACTCTGTCAACTCTTTTAGAAATCGGTTTGCGTGCATGTGTAGTTGAGTTGCTTCCGGCTTCGTAATCGGTCCTCCTGTCGCCCCAACCGTTGCTACATTGCCTTCCTTACATTCTGAGTAAAGCCACATCAACTGTGCCCAGTCTAGAGCGTGCATAGTAAGCAAAGGAGCACAAGCCGTCGTTAGAACTCCTGCGTCACCAAGGATCGTGCAGCACCAATTCCAATACCAAGCGGCGTCTTTGTTTTCAGACACAATCTCAGGCATTTCCGGAGCCCCCTGGACATACTTCGGCATATCCTTAGGTCTGCGTTGCGGATCTTTTACGTACGCTCCAGAGGCTTCTAATACTGCGGGATCTTTTCTAGGTCTTGCCATTACGATAGTCCTTCATTTAATGCTTCAACGTAGTGTTGATTGCTCCACTGCTTAACCTCTATTCCCGCCATCGCATCACCTTCTAAGAGATCATGGCACGGCACACAGACAGCTAGCCAATTGTCGAAGTTCATCCGCCTGGATTCGTCGTCTTTTACTGCAATTATGTGGTGCATGTGCTCGCTTATGTTTGCCGACTCGACTCCAACTACCATCATGCACCTTTCGCAAAGTGGGTAGTTTCTTCGATGTCGTTCGCTCGCTGCTCTGTGATCCGATCCATAACCTCTTTCCTTCGTCTTCCTTTTTTCTGGCTTGCAGTTCTTGCAACTCTCGCCGTTTTTCAAAACTTTTCCACACTTACAAAACCTCAAAAATTAAAACTCCCCGTTTTGCGGACATATACGGAAGTGAGCAAGGCGGTCGCTGTGTTAAAATCGCTGTACATTTTCACCACCCCCCGTACTGTGTCCTGAGTGTTCGCCGCCTTCGGTCGCGATTGGTATTGATTGATGCACGGGAGTACCTTTTGGTATGGGGGGGTTAATACGGTCCTGTCCAAGCTCTTGCAGTACCAGCCCCCGAGGTTGCTGTAATTCGTACTCGTGCGGAATAGACACTACTAATCAACCCAGTTGCAGTATGAACCGTACTCCAAGTTCCGTTATCTCCACGTTGTTCAAAATGCAAATCACCACCACTTTTTCGAAACCGATACACGGCGTTCGTTGTGGTTGCAACATTTCCGCTTACCGTTCCCATATTTCCAAGAGACCAATAAATCAGAGATCCAGAGACGAATCCAGCTATGTAATATGCTGCTCCACTAACCCAGTTGTCTTCGTTCACATCTGCATCTAGTGCCAAGAGCATACCGATACCAGATAGCTGAAACTGTACGATATCTCTATCGAATGTTAGGTCAAAAGTTTCCGATATGTGAGCGTGTGCGTTTTGAGCGTTAAATAAAACTTCCACTTCATCGAGTGTCGAGGAAGTACCAGCAACTAATGTTATGGGTCTGTTACGCAATGACAACGCAGACCGCATTGCCGCAATGTATCTATTAGCAATCCTTCGGTTAACGTTGTAGTCGTAATGGTACGTGTCAAATACTGTTAAGTCTCCATCGATTACAATAACGTCAGGATCATCATCAAGTTCATTGATGCGTGCGTTGTAGTTTGCCTTTCCCGCAGCGTTGCCAGGTATTGTGGCAATTATGATTTTTGCACCAGGAAGTTGCGTTTTGATTCGGCTAATTATGCCACGCAATGCACCTTTAAACGTGTATTGATTAGTCGAGCCTACATCGTTCTGGCCAATTTGCAACCAAACAACATGCTGAACCTTTTTAACTGCAAGCAGCGTTTTTGCTGCATTGGTCCTGTTGAGAAACTTTGTCCAGTACCCACTTGCGTTGCCAACATCCCACTGGGCTACAGTAGAAGATCCTTGACCCGTCTGGACGTAATAAATTGGTTTTGTAAATTCCCCTCTCTCGCAGGCGTTGGCTAACTCTAGCTCTGGACCATGCGTCGTTGAGTTTAGATCCTGGTGATCTAGGTTGTTGTTAGTGCCGACGTCGAGAGCTTCAAAAACAGATGTGTTGACGTTGAAAAAGTTAAGCGAGGATCTAGCAGCAAGTTGCCATGTTGGAGCCTCCGAGTTTGGTGCCTTTCCACCAGTAGTAGATTCCCCGAATGCGGTAATCATTATCACTTCTTCGAATTGCGAGTTAGTTGTTACCACAACCCCACTCGAATTCATCGCTAATAGCTGTGTCGATGCCGGTGTTGCCAGATCTGCAAGCGATTTAACCTTTGCTGATAACCTAGCATCAGGTAGCGTGCCAGTTGTTAGATTCGTTGCTGATATATCTGAGTAAGCCAACGAATTCCAAGCCGTCACCCCATCCCCGACCTTCATCTGTTTCGTCGTACTGTCGTAGCCTATCTCACCGTCCGCAAGTATCGGATTAGCCGCACTCCATTGAGCAGAGCTACCTCGTCGTGATTGGATCGTATCTTTCACTGGCATTGTTTTACCTGACTTATTTTTCTGATCATTCCCAAACACCTCCAACCTTAACGAACGGTGTTGCACTCTTCCAAGTGCCAGTTACCTTCACAAAAGCCATTGCATCTTTCCACTCACCAGCAACATTCAGCCGGAAGCCACCTAGAGCAACATTGCCACTCTGCAAAGTTGCAGATGCAAGCTGAACTGATAACGAACCAGTAGCCCCGTTTGCGACTGTACCAGATGACGATACAACGCACGAATCAAGTGCTCGGTTGACTTGTGCTGTTAAGCCAGCACTGAAAGAACCAGTGGACGATAGAGTGGCATTTGCGAGTGTTCGTGTTACGCTACCTGACGCACCGGCAGCGACAGTGCCAGTTGCCGACGAAGTAACGTCAGCGAGTGTTCTTGTAACCGTACCACTTAGTCCAGCCGCAAGCGTTGCCGACGACGAGCAGCTAACAGCCGCTAGTGTTGACGAAACTGAACCAGTTACGGAACCAGCCGCACCACCTGTTGCTGATAGCGTTGCGTTGTCCAGTGTACGCGTTACCGTACCTGATGCACCCGCAGCGACAGTTCCTGTAGACGATAGCGTTGCATTTGCGAGTGTAGTATTCGTGCTACCAGTTAAGCCAGCCGCAATCGTACCAGAAGCCGATACCGTTGCCGCGGATAGCGTAACCGATACTGTTGCCGTTACTGCACTTCCGACCGTGCCAGTGGAAGCTAATGTTGCTGCATCCAGCGTGCTTGTTAGTGTGCCCGTTGCACCAGCAGTTAAAGTCCCTGACGACGATAGCGTTGCACTGTCTAACGTCTTTGCAAGCGTGCCGCTTGGGCTTGCTGCTCCTGAGCGTACGGCTAAACGTCGTTTGCTTTCGTATGCGATACCGCGACGGGTGGCGAGGAGTTTGATTTCGGAGGGGGTGAGGACACGGTTATAAACGCGGATGTCGTCCAGTTGACCAGTAAAGTCTCCATCCCCTTGTAAATTGTTTCCAAATCTAATATTCGTAAGATTAGCCGTAGGCAGCGTTACACTAGCCGCCGCAGACGTTTCGATAAATCCGTTTACGCCAACCGAAACCGAAGCTCCGTCGTATGTTCCGACAATATGGTACCACTTATTAACCTCCATCGCTGTAGACGAATCGCCACTGTTGTATCCAGTACCATCGGAAATATAAAATATTGCTTTGCCACTCGTTAGACCGTAAAGTAAGTTAAATTGTGAGTTTATAGATCCATTGTTCCAGCATGTTACTAAATCACCTCGGGTTAGCACTGATGGCAACACCCAACACGAAACAGTAAGCCTGTTAGTTGTTACCTTGGACGGTGCTTCACAAACCACAACGTCATCCACCCCATCGAAATCCAACGCCACCTTCCCACCGCTTACCACCCAATCACTAGCCGCGTCCATATTCGTCAGCGTACCGTGATTGCCGTAGACCGATTCATCACGCAGCGTTAAACCAGT